GCAAACCGCTTCTTTTGCTTTATTCCCAACCCTTGCTACTACACCCGCCATATCAGTAAGAGAACCCCTTGCATTCTGTGCAGACTGATACACCATGTTTAACAGCTCAGGAGTTGTCTGTACTTTGTCATTCATCATGTCTAGTCGCGCTGTAGTAAGAGTAAGCTCATCGGACATGTTCATAAGCTTACCAATTCCCATGTACGCAGATGCAAGGGCTATAGCCTTGCCTACAAGACCACCCATCGCAGATGAACCACTATTCACGCTGTTGTTGAAGCTTTGCTGCTCTGCCTCTGCTTCGTTAATGCTACTACTTACATTGCTCATTTGAGTGGCAAATACCTCAGCTTGATGCCTGGCATCTTCTATGATACTTCCATCAAATCCGTTATTCATCGCCCCTTCAACATTGTTGATATGATTGATTAAATTTTCAGTAGTGGCAATCATTCTTTGCATCGGACCGCTTAAACTGTCAATCAGGTTTATTCTTGCGTTTATTCCTGCCATTACTTTTTCCCCTTCCTCTTGATCCGTTCAGCCTCTTTGCGTTCTTTTTCCGCCTTCAAGGTTATAGAGGCAATGACAAACGCTTTATCCTCTTCATCAAGTGCTAAAAACTGAGAGGGCAGCATGTGGAGCTTGTGCAAACAATAATGTGCTATGCTCGCCGTGCTGTCCTCCTCTATTAGTTTTTTGCTTCTTCCACCTTATCGTTAAGGCTCTTATCAAGACCGTTCATATTCTGAATTTTTTCAAGAAACTCATTGAATTCTGTAGGATCGTCAATCATTTCAAAGATGAGCTCCTCAGGTGTCATCACCCCATAGGAATCCTGCAATGCTTTATCGTATAAGTCAGGGAATACAACGGCAGCACTCGCAAGCTTTCCAAGATATTCATTTGTGTTTAGCTTGCTTCTATACATTCCGGGCTTTCCTTTTACCTGTATCTCTGTGGTGCAGGCTTCACGGATTGCGTTTGCTTCTTTAGTGGTTAAATGTCTAACTTCCCACTTAACAGGCTGACCGTTTTTATCTAAAAAGTTGCTTGTGGCTACTATGAACTGGTTTTCTCTCTTAACCTTATTGCCCTTCATGAATAATTCAAAATTTCCCATCTTATTATCTCCATTTCTTTAAAATATAGGGTACGCAAATACTGCATACCCTGTGAATCAGTTTATTTAATTTAAGCCATACCTGGAAGGAGCTTGAACTTTTCAGGAATCTTAAAATCTTCAAAAGTAAAGTCCATATCCTCGTCTAGGTTCTCTCCATCTGCATCAAACTTAGCAAGCATACAGCCATCAATATTACAGCCAAGCAATACTACCGTCTGCCTTCCTGCCTTTGAGGTTGGGTCTTCGTTGGTTATCTGAATTTCAAAGTAGGTATCCTCGCCTGTGTCTTTGAACTTCTCTACAATCTCCCTAAACATGCTTGTATTGTAGTGGAATGTTGCCGAACCCGTGCCCTTCCAACCTGTAGCCTTATTACCTTCTCCCATCTGCCCCAAAATCGGAACAGGAGTCTTAGTTTTCTCAAACTTTGCTTCAAGGTTGATTGCATTCATTAGATTGTATCTGTGTCCTTCAATAGTCACAAATACTTTCGCCATTTTTGCGGAAAGCGTGTCAGAGGCTTTCATAGTTATATTATCCGCCATTATTTATCTCCCTTCTATGCTACTGTTACAGTCATATAGAGCTGAGCCATTGCATTTACTACAGTAACCTTATCCGCAACAACTACACCCTTCTTGCTGTCGCCCTGCCCTACGGTTACATCTTTGTCGCTGAAGTTCTCGATTGCCCTAATCTTCTGTAACTCCTCGTGGTGCTTTACTATGTCAGCCCAAAGGCTAACCCTTCCATCTGCATCATTTGGAATGTTGCCAAGATATTTAGAGTTAAAGAGTACAGCAATATCATTGGCAATCTGATCAATTACTCGTATGGTCTGATTCTCTTTGAATATCTCGCCCTTGGTATCGCTTACGGTTACAAGTGAGTTAATATCGGACAATACCCTGATTTCATCTCCAACTTTATGAAGGACAAACTCGCCTGCCTTTATGGATGCCTTTAATTCGGACTGTGAGAAGTCTGCATTTACTTCGTATTCGCCATCGTATTTACGGTTCAGGCAGGACTTATTTACTGCACACCCTGCCTGTAATCCTGTAACCCAGTAAACAATATCAGCTCCCTCGCCCTTAACGGTATTTTTCACATTGATTACACCTTCAAAATCAGCAGGCTTCTTGTGGAGTACCGTCTGAAACTTGATACCCTCTTCATCTCTTAACCTCTTTACAAAGTTAGCATAGAGGGTTTTAACTGCCTCATCTGTAGTTACTACACCCATAGCATTAAAGCTGTAGCTTTCTATTCTTTCAAGATACTTCTGATGATTGGCTGCGGTCACAGCTCCATTTGTACCTCCTGCTAGTGCAAGCCCTGCATTTACTGCCAAGGTTGCGCCCTTTTTCCAGTCTACGAAGGCATTATCCTTAAGGTCTGCCATCTTTGATACTGTCTGAGCGTCAACCTTTTCATTCTCAAGATAAAGGGCAACATCAAAGTTTGATGGTGTATCTGCGTTTGCTTTAACAACCACCTTAAGAGCATTGCCTCTCTCTCCGCTGTATTTGGCTGTTGCAAATGTATTCGCCGCCTTCTCGCCCTTATTGAGCTTATAAGCAAAAAGAGTTTTAGCATTAAGGAATAAATCCCTTAAACCCTTTAACTTATCGCTTGCATAGTCATAGCCGAATATCTCACGGCTGTTCTTCTGAAAATCCGCAGATGTTACTTCAAATACTTCTTCATCTTTGCCCCAGTCAAGTACAAGGGGCATTGTAGCGATTCCCCTGTCTGATAAGGATGCGCTTGCCTTTGCAGCAGATACAAAGTTTATATATGAGCCCGGTAATACTTTGTTCTGTGTAAGAAAATTTCCACCGCCTAATGCCATTTACTGCACCTCTCTTTCTAAAAATTCATCTATCTTACTGTCAACTTCTGCCAATGTAAGCAAGTCCTCAGAGCTTACCACTATTGGCAGTATGTCTTTATAGCCTGCATACTTATCAGCCTGTAAAAGCGAATCAAGGTCATATACAGGGCTATCATCTTCTTTCTTTATTTTAGCCATTTTCTACCTCCGTTTTAGATCGCAGTTTCTCCATAGCTTCCTCTTTTGCCATTCCCTTATATACAAAGTAGTCATAATTTACCAAGAAGCTAAGTACACCATCGCTTATAGTGCTTTCCATCTTTGTACCGCGTGTGAGCTCACCCTTTACCTCGATAGTTTCAAGGATATCCGAAAGAGTTTCGCTAACATCCACCAGTTCCCTGTTGGCGTTTTCCTCGTCAGGGAAATAGTTGACCTCATATCTCCCTTTATGTTGGAATTTGTCGCCAAGGTACCGCCCTTCGTTTGGATTCGTACAGGTAACAAAAAAACAGGGCGGAGTAAATCCCTGTTTTACCTGTTCCGTATATATTTCCCTGTCTGCAAATGCCTGTGATATAGTCAGGCATATCGCATCTACTACATCATTAAACATTCATCCACTCCTTTAAAAAAGCATTTAATTTGCTTTCAACAATCTTGTACTTAGAATCTTCAAGCTCATTTACTGAATCTGATAGCATGTGCCTGCCTTTTACCCACGAAACTACCGCGGTTTTTCCAAGTGCAGGAATGAATCGCCCAGGTGTCTGCCTATGCCCATGCTCTACATAACTGGCATAATCTAAAGGATTTTCTACGGTTATAGTGTAGTTGTAGCCTGTACCTTCTGCGCTTGTTACCCTCCAGCTCCTGCGGAGGTGACCGCCTGAGTAACCGCTCCAATATGTTTTCATCATATTTTCATAAGCAGCGCCCTCTTTGGTTAAGAAGGTCTTAGATTTTCCGCTCTTGCCCTCAACCTTTGCGGTCTTTTCACCTTTGAAAGTTGGCTTTTTCCCTACAGGTGTGCGCCTTATAACCTTACGCAGTAACCTTTGACCTAGCTCATTGGTGCATTGCCTTAAAAATTCAGGTGTAGCCTCTTTCATGCCCTCGATATTAGCTAATAATTTAGACAGTTCCGAAGTATCAACTCTTCCATTCCTACTCATTATGACCACCCCTTAAATAGTTCTAGCCCTAACTCGCTATGTGTGGCGTACTTCGATAAAACACCGCTGTTTTTATATGCGATTGCCTCACCCTGCCTTGTAATCACAAGTTTTGAGCCGTCTTTAATATTTATACCGTTTGGAATAAAGAGCTTTATACTCTGTACAGGTGTGGAGCTTTTACCCCCTTCAACAGTCTGATTCACGGTCTTAAATGATATTCTGCAAGGGATATCAGCAAGTACAAGCCTCTCTTTGTGTGCTGTTGAGCCGTTCGGCTGCTTTTCTTTGACATACTCATAAATATCGCATTTATCCTCAAAGAGCGATTCAAGGTTTTTCTTTGCCTTTTCCCTTGCCCATTCCAGCCTTGTAATGTTTACCATCTAAACCTCCTGTAGCAGGCAAATTCTGACCTTCTACCATTGATGAGCAAGTCAATCATAATATCCAGCTTCTGCTCATCTGACTTATTGCCATCTGTCGCAAATGATACCCTTGTATCACCCTCTGAAAGCTCTTTAACGGCACTATCAAATGACAGCCCTATATTACTTAGGCTTGATGAGTTAAAGGTCTTTAGGGCAAGCAAAAACTCACCTACAGCCATATCTACAACTATAGTCTCTAAGCCTTCGGGCACTTCTGACACATTACAATCATTCTTGCATATATCAGAAGCCTTTTTAAGAGCAAAGGCAAGTGCTGCCTCGTTTTCAGGGACAGCACTATAACCGAAGTTTTCAAGTCTCTTTTTAATATCCTCTACAGTAATCATAAATTACCCCTTTGATATAATCCTTGCAATTGCGATTGCTTTGTGTGGGATTGCCGTTTCACCATCGTTGATGATATTCCAATTGGTGCCAGTAGCAAGGTCTGCATTGCTGGCAGAAGCAGTTATTGAAGCTGGCTTTTCGAATGAAATTCCATTAACGCCACAAATATATCTGTCACGCACATATAAAGTATCCTGACCGCCATTCTTTTCAGCATTTCTTGACATTTCATATGGAACATTATCGCCAATATCCTTGAGCACAATCGCACCTTCTCCCAACACATAGGTTGTATATGCGGTATATGTGGTACCGCCTGCCGATACTTCCTCTGTTGGCATATTGTCGTCAATCAGTACAAGTCTGCCGTTCCAAGTACCAAGTGCTAATTCTCTCTCAATACCATCTGTGTCGGTATACGTCATATACTTAAGAAGTTTCAAATTCTCAAGCCCTGTAGCAACTTCACTGTGCATGATCGCAAGTTTAAAAATATTCTTGTTGTCTCCACCTGCCTTCTGAATCGCTTTGTTTAAGGTAGTTGCCTTCACCATGCCAGCGTCATCAACGCCTGTTTCTTTGGTGATGTCATAAGTGTGCTTATCAATAAATTCTTTTGCGGCTTTTTCAGCAACACTTGTGCCAGTGGTTTTCATTGCGAATACACCTTTAAGTATTGCAAGCAGAATAGCCTGCCTTACTTCCATCTTGTAATCGCCTATCTGTGCTGCAACATTATCCATAAAATCAACACCTGCGGTAATGTTCTTTGAAAAGTTCTTCTCAGTCCAAGAATCCATTCTTGATGCAACTATAAATCCCTGTTCATAAGTAGTTGTACTTGAAGAGTGGATGTCTGTTGCACCATCATTATTCTGTGAAGTGTCGCCCGAAATTCTTCCAAAATAAGGGACTCTAGTGTATAAAGAGCCTGTCTGTGTGCTTAGCGATGCTTCTGCCTGTTCATTTGTGCCCACCGCACCACTTTTTGCGAGTTCACTCTTTTTTGTATTTGGAATCCTATTGACATAAGCTCCAAATGCCTGTGGGTTAAATGATTTGCTGTCAAATTTTGCCATAATTTTCTTTCTCCTTTACTTAATCAATTTTTGCGTCAGGGTTTTCAGCCAAGTATTTAGCAAGCTGTGAGTATGTCATTTTGGAAGTATCTACTCCAGTATTTCCCATGTTCTTGCCTCCTGCTGGCGTTGCCCCCTTTGGTGTCTGAGGCACTGCCTCGATATCAAATAAGAATTTGCTATCGTCTGCCTTCGTAAGAGCTTCAATCTGCTCTTTTAAGCCCTTAACCGTTCCATCTTCAAGTAGTTCAGCCTTATCAATGTCTTTAAGTAATGCCTTAACCGCAGTTAGGTTTTTAGCCTTTGCACCTGTAAGTGCTGCATCAACTGCGCTATTTACTTTCAGATTTCTGATTTCAGCCTTGTACTGTTCATCCTTGGCTTTATTGTCCTTCTGCAAGGTTTCAATCTGTGACTTTAAACCCTCTAAGTCCTCTTTGGAGTTCTTAAGGTCATTGAGCTGTTTATCCCTATCCTTAATCTGTTCTTTTAGGGTATCAGCCTCTTTCTCCGCCTCAGTTAGCTTTGTCTTAACCTTTTCGATGTCGTTGCCATTGATGCCCATAACGCTGTCAATCTGCTCTTTGGTTAGTCCTAATGCTTCAAGTTCTGCTCTTGTCATATCTTCCATCCTTTCTTTTACGCTTTTTACGAGTTCGCTCTCACTATGATTAGTTGGTGTACTCGGTTATACGCTTGTCAGTCCGCATAAAAAAAGCGCTCTACATTACTGTAAAACGCTTGTAAACTTATTAAATTGTTGCATCAAAAAAGCACCCTGTTACAGGTGCTTGATTATTTTACCTATATATGTAATTAGCCTACACGGTCATAATCAGGATTATACTCCTTTGTTTCATCAAATGGTCGTGGTATTGTTCCGTAAAGCTCTATTGTATAGTCAAAGTCATCTTCAATACACTTTAACAGCAATTCTGCATACTCATCTTGATCAAAATCAATATTTTGCGGGAATTCAGGCCCGTACTTAAAGTGTTTCCAAAACTTATTGTAAGCTAAATCAAGTTTCTTTCTCATTTTGCCATCTCCTTTAATCTCCCTTTAAACCACTGATGAGCATTGGGAAAATATTTATCCAACTCTGCATATCGTGTTTTATCAAATTCAGCTTCAAACATATGTGCAAATGCCTCAGCCGTTATATTGTCCTCATTATCCCAATATCCATAAAGATGACCTGCTACTCCATTTATATTACCCCTTGTTATTCCTTGGAATATATCAGATACAGCTGAGTGCCTATGCATATTGTTCAATTCAAGACTTATGGCTTTATCAATCTTATCATAAGTACCAAGCCTTTTTTGCTTGCCATAATTTATCCTGTATTGGTTTGCATCCTTTTCAATCAAAGTTCTAAATTCCTCACTCTTTGAAATTCCTCCTGCTAAGTCATCAACCATATGCCCATGCTCATGAAAATATGTAGCACCCTTATTCTTCATATCCGCCTTATAGCTCATATGAATTTTTTGAGTTTTCTTATCATAATAGGCAACATTATTATAATCATACTCTGCAACAGAACCAGAAGGAATAAACTTATTAAATACGGTCTTCGCTTCATCAGAAGCATGCGAAAACTTGTTTTTTAGTAACTTGTAATAGTCTTTCCCCACATACTGTATGTCCTGTACTTTTTCCTTAAACTTCCCAAGCTCTGATTCCATTATACCTGTTTTTTTATCAGATGCAATAGCCTTTACATATTTCTTTTTCCACTCCTCATACTTCATATCCGCAGGAACATGATAAACTTCGCCTTCTTCGTTCCTTGCCAACCTGATATCTTTTTCGGTAAATTCATCATCAAAATATGGACATGTACAAGTCCTGCAATATGGATGGAACGGTGGGGCTGTCACTCCTGCCTTGTACTCGCTCATAGGGAAATGCTTGCCGTCCATCTCCCTGCATATTTTTGATGTGGAATTATCAAGGGTTGCTACTATTTCGTATTCTTCCACACCTAGCAAGTTAAAGCTGTCTTGCTGTCCTTTGCTGCCGAAATACGCCGCCTCTGTCATTGCCAGCCTTCCAGCCGCATGCCTTGCATTACCGAATGAATTATCAACATACTTAAGCATTCTATCTATTGCCTTGGTGGGGTGTTCCCCTAGTAGTGTAGTTCTTAGAAGCTCCCTGTGGAGTTCATCAACCATCTGTGATTTGCGCGTCCATATACGGCTTGAGAAGTTCTTACCATCAGGACACCAAGGCTTTTTAATGATTTCATCAATAGCAGCATCATCCAGTACGCCAACATTCCAGCCAAGCCCTAACCCTTTTTGAATCTCGTAGGCTGTACGGTAATAACCGCGCATATAGGCATCCCTTGCAAAGTTATCAATAGAATCTACTTCATTGCCGAATGCCTCTTCTGCCTTTTGCTGTACTCGGAGCTTCAAGGCTTCAAGTCTGTTTATGTGCCATCTGCCCGAAGCATTTTCAAGCTCTTTTATCCACTTGCCGTTTATATTATTCTCTTCACCGTGCTTGATATAATCCGCTAAATCCCATTTGAACTCTTCAAGCTCTCGGTTAGTGAGCATCTGCCTTGCTTTCGTGATTGAAACTCCGTTATTGTCTGCTATACGCGAATACCACTTCTCTATCTCGCTCTGAATTCCGTTTTCTGCCATTCTGAAAGCCTTATCAATGTCAGCCTTAACATTTATACCCTGCGTATTGTTTAAGTCCTCAATGAGCATATAACGCTTTTGCCAGTATTCTTTACTTTTCATTTTCTCCATCTCCTGCGGTTGGAGTAAAGGCATTCTCATAGTCCTCGGTTGATGCCTGCTTTTCAAGCTCTATCTGCTTGAGCTCTTCCTCAACGTTTGAAGTATAAGGGTGCATAGCTACACAGGTCTTTTGGCTGAGTAAACCAACACTATTGTTTATATCCGCTATTACCTGTGATTCGTTTACCATCATATCCCTGTTAAAGATAATCTCAACCGCCTCACCCTCAAAGTTGCCCTTGTTGGTCTGAGCAAAATATGCATTTATGAACCATAGTAAATCTTCAAATGCTGCCTGATATTCTGTCTCCATTTCGTTTGCGTCAAGGTCAATGTTGGAATATACCGCCTTAATCGACATTTCATTCGGAGAGCCCGAACTCTTAAGCTCCTCGATGTCATAGCCCTTACAGTTAAGTACAACCGCTTTTCTAAGCTCTGCAAGTATTGCCTTGTAATTCTCTGCATTTACCTCTATTTCAAGTTTTTCTATGCCACCATCTGCGCCGTCTACCGTCCTAACCTTTACCGCCTTATATGCTGCAAGATTCTGTCTGAATGTACCCAAGTCCTGCCCATCGTAGTTCTTGATAATCAATATAGTATTACCGCTTGCGTTCTCTTCCATCCCATCAGCAAAACTGGATATTATCTGATTGACACCATCCTGCAAGCTCTTACATTTTTTAATAAGAGGAATACTAGCCCCATTGCTCCTAAAAGGGATAAGCGGTACTTTCTCCCAGTTGTACGGCATCATATCCCCATCGAGTTGTGGCATCTCAAAGTAATAGGTCTGATAGTCTTTTATAAGCCTGCCATTTATGTACCTAAACTTGTAAATGCCTTCCTTTGCGTAAAGTTCCACAAAAGTGGTGATTGTCTCCCTCTCTCCCTCGTATGTAGGAATGTCATACACTCTAAGGGCAAAATCAAGCTCCTCTTCGGTTTCGTCCTTCCAAAAAGGTAAAACCTCATAAGGCTTAAATCTCTTCATCTTGAAGCTGCCCTGTTCATCGTAGTAAGGATACAGCCAGCTTATACCACCGTTGTAACTGTCACGCCCTATATTCTTGATAAGGCGCATAAAACGCTTATTAAATACCTCTCTTAACAACTTAGCATAAGCGTCATTATCTGTATTAAAGGTTATAGGCTTTGCGAGCAAGTAGCTTACCTTCTGCTGTACCATTTCAGCGTAACGGTTATCAATGTATTTATTGTTAGGGAGCTTAGTATCCTCTATTAGGTTGCCATTCTCTCCTATAACCATCCTGCGCTTGCCTAATATGTCATGCTCATAGTTAAAATAGCGCTCACCTGTTATCATCAACTTGCGCTCTTTAGAGCTTAAGAACTTTGACAGCTCTTTCTCTAAGAATTCGATGTCGCTTATTTTACTTAATGCGCCTATATTGATAATCTCATTTATGCGCCTTGTTTCCATTCCAAAATCAAACATTTAACACCTCTTTTAATCAAAACTGAATGTATCAGCAACTAATGCCTTAGAAGCTCCGTATCTCATCGCATCCATTCCGTGTGAGAAGTCATGGTCGGGCTTATCGGTCGGCTTTCCGTTCTTATCCTTTAGCCAACAATAGTTAAGTATTTCGCCCTTAAATTCAGGGCAATTTACATCGTGCACTACAATCTCATAATTCTGTATAAGCTGTATGCCGTGGTTAACGCTGTCTTTACCCTTCCTTGATGCTTCTGCGTTTATACCCTCTTCCTGCAATTCTGCTATTGACTTAGGTTCTGCACTATCGCATATAATCCTTTGACCGCCGTAGCCTTTATCTTTTATCGCCTGTGCTATAATCTTGTTAGTTACTCCAGTCTTATACCACTCATCGAATACATATATCTTCTTAGCTGTATTATCAATCAGCATACACACGAAGGCGTTAGGGTCGGTAAATCCAAAGTCCAGCCCGAAGGCTGCCTTGATTCCATTGATAGCTCTAATCTTGTCTATGTCAAATGCTTCAAATCTGACCTTATCATATATTAAGCCCTCTGCAATACCCCACTCGCCATCGCCTTCAATCCTGTATCTGCGCGGGTTGTTTACCTTCATCTTCAAAAAAAGATTGCGGTCTGAGGCATCTAGCCACTCGTTACACTCCCAAGTGGTTGTTTTGGTAAAAATATCATCATCCGTTACATCAAAAAATCTTGCTTTAAGCCAGCTTGTAGCACTCCAAGGGTTAAATGTGATCGTAATCTGCTTAAAATATCCCTTGGGCACTTCGCCACGTATAGACATGTCGAGCTTGTCAAAATCAGCTTCGTTGGTTATCTCGAAGGCCTCCTCAATCCATACCCAACATAGTACACCTTTATCAACCGATATAGATGTGACCTTTTGACCATCATCAAGCCCACGGAATAATATCTTTTGGCCTGTGGACTTCCTAACAATCTGCATAGGTGATACAGTGCTCTCAAAGTAATCATCAAGCCCAAACTTATGTATTGCCCAGTTCAAATCACTAAATACGCTATTGCGTAGCGTGTCCTTGTACCTCCGTACTACTAGCCCATTTGATAAGGGGTATTTTATCAGCCTAAAAATCATCTCTAGTGCTGTGGTTTTAGATTTCTTAGAGCCTCGGCTTCCCTTACATACTCTATAACGCTTCTTGCAGTTCCAAAAGTCGTTGTAGCCTTTGCCTACTAATTCTTTAAGTGATAGTTTCAACCCCCATCACTCTCCAACTCGCCTATATCATCGATAATCTCGATAGCTTCAACATTTACATTAAGTTTGTCGTTAAACAATCCTAAATGCCTTGACAGCATCTCAAGTGCCTTAGTCTTATCGGTTAGCTTAATCTCGATGCCATTTGCCCCTTCCTTTATAGAGGCTATAGCCTTCTTCTGTTCCTCTGTTAGCTCCGCCGTAGGCTTTATCTTTACACTTCCATCATCGTCTACCTCTACATAGTCTGTTGCCTTAGCAAATGCTATGGCTGAAAGCTCCGCCAGTACCCTGTCTTGTGTAATGCCTGTTCGCTTTCCCCTGTCCTCCATGGCTTTGGCAATTTCAACTTGAATCTTAGCATTGCTTAGCAGTCTTGATGCTTGTGGCTCTGCCCCTTTAGGAGAGTAGCCTGCGCGGATTGCTGCCTGCTTCGCGTTAAGGTCTATAATGTATTCACTAACAAATCTTTTTTGTTTTTCGTTTAGCATTTACTCTCCTTTCCAGCTAATGCCTGTTGTTGAGATTTAAAACAAAAAGAACCGAGAAGGAGGAAACTCGGTTCTTGATGTTATTTCAATGATACCATTATACCACATCTTAATCAGACATGTTGTGGCATTTTGTGGCATCTTTCAAAATCTTTTAAGGCTTTTGCATGTAACCGTCTAATATGGTCATAGCTATAGCAGAGTTCTACGGCTATACTTTCAAAGCTCATATATCGCACATACCGCATATAGAGGATTTTAATACACCTTGTATCAGATAATGCTTGTATCCGTGATATGATAATATTCTTCTTATCCACAAATTCATCAATCATAGTGTTTACTTTATCCTGAAGCTCAACGCATTTAATGACTGAACTCTCTAGCGTATCCCCTTTAGTGCTTGTCTGCACCTTTTCAGACAGCCCACAACCCCTTAGCCCATACATTGCTTTAAGGCTGGATAGTTCTTCCAGCCTTTGGTTTAAGTTTTCTTCAAGTCTTTGAATCTCTTGTAGATATCGTTTTGCCCACATTGGCATCACCTTCCTTTGCTGTGGTTAAAATTTCTTTTTAGCTTTCCTCTTTGCCTCTTTCTCTTTCAATGCCTCAACTATATCCTCGCCCTTCACTCCATTTAATTCTGTGTGCGAAATAAGGTAATCGAAATATTCAGAATTGAAAAAGCTTTCTGTGGAGCTGTTTACGTATAGCCCCTTACCTTGGAATCTTACCCTTCCTCTTAATTCGGTCTTGTAGTCATCCACGGCGCATTTGATAATGGCATATATAAGCCCATCAGTGTTATGTATCTCAGTGTTTTTTGTTATCATGCTTCTACCTCTTTATACAGGCTTGCTTAACCCTTGATTAGACCTTAATTAAAACCTTGGATAAA